TCAAGTCGTGTGACTGGAGTTCAGACGTGTGCTCTTCCGATCTGTTCTTAATAAAAAGATGGGAATAATTTCTAGGTGTATCTAAACACGATATGGACATAACAATAAGATGAAAATTTTAGTTACCGGATGTGCAGGATATATTGGTTCAGTCATATGCGAGTATCTATGTGACAATGGATTTACAGTTATGGGGTTAGATAATCTATCTCATGGATATAGAGAATCTGTAGATTCTAGAGTTGAATTTCACATGGTTGATATTAGAAATGTACTAGAAGTTGGTAGAAGATTTAATTCTTTTAAACCGGATGTAGTTTGTCATTTAGCTGCTGAATCAATTATTACAGATAGTATGAATAATCCTAAACCCTTTTTTGATGTAAATATAAAAGGTGGGATTAGTATATTAGATAATATGAAAGAAGTTGGATGTAATAAATTAATTATGTCATCTACTGCATCTGTTTATGGAGAACCAGAATATACTCCGATGGATGAAAACCACCCTAAGAATCCTGTTAATGCCTATGGAGAATCTAAATATCTATTTGAGAGAATTTTAAGATGGTATCAGAAAGCCTATGGAATAAATTTTATAGCATTTAGATATTTTAATGTTGGTGGTGCTACTGAAAAACATGGAGAAAAAAGAAGAATAGAAACTAGATTAGTTCCTATCGCTATTAAAGCGGCTCTTAATAATACATCTATGGAGATTTTTGGAAGTAATTACAATACTATGGATGGAACTCCAATGAGGGATTATGTTCATGTAAAAGATATTGCTAATGCTCATTTAATTGGAATAGAAAAAATCTGTGAGGGAACTAGTGGATATTTGAATCTAGGTGGAGATAGACCATATTCAGTTTTAGAAATTATTAATAAAGTAGAATTAATTACTAATAAAAAAATAAACTATACATTTTCTGATCGAAGACCTGGGGATGTAGAAATCTTTTGGGCTACTAGTGAACTAGCTAGAATATGTATAGGTTGGAAAGCAGAACATTCTTCTCTACTAGAAATAATAAAAGACTCCGTAAATTGGTTTAAAAATGAACAATCCCTTTGATTTCTTTGATTGTATTTTTTGTGTGAACCTTGATAAGAGAGTTGATAGATGGGAAGAATCTAAGTTAGAGTTTTCTAAGATAGGAATACTAGATAGGATAGAAAGAATTTCAGGAATAATAACAAATAGATTTGATGACCAAAAAAGAAATGCAAGTTATGGTAATCACCTATCTCATGCAGAATGCTTGAGAAGAGCTAAGGAAAGAGATTTAAGTAACTGTTTAATTTTTGAAGATGATGTTAAATTTATTAATAAACCTTTAGAAATATTGGAAGAAGCTGTAAAAGAACTTCCTAAAGATTATGATATATTTTATCTAGGAGCTAATACAGAAAAGACTCTTTATAGAGTTTCTGCCCACTTAGCAAGGCTAACCTTTGCTTATTCTACTCATGCTTATTGTATAAATAAACATCTATTTGAAAGATTATACCTAATGAATCTTGATCCAGATGTGATACACAATGATGTAGAGTATAATCATTTTATTGTTAGAAATAATAAATGCTATTCTCCAATCCCTCTAATAGCAGTACAAAGAAAATCATATTCAGATATAGAAGATAGAGAAATGAATTATGACTGGATGGAAAAACGTTTTAATGAGAATTTAATAAATGTGGATAATCAAACCTAATTTTGTAACAATAATAATCCCAACCAAAGGTAGAGCAACTTTAAAGAAATCTATACAATCTCTTATAGATCAGACAGATTGGAACTGGAGATGCATTATTATATTTGATGGAATTAATCCAATAGAAATTACTGGATTAAATCCTGATATAAATTATCTAAAAGATAACCATTTTATTGTACATTCAATAGATAAGATAGGACATGCTGGACTAGTCAGAAATTTTGCTCTACCTTTGGTTGATACAGTTTGGACAGCCTTTCTAGACGATGATGATTATTTATTACCTACTTATGTAGAAAGATTAAGGATGTATAATAATATATATTCAGATAAAAATATTATTATCTTTACCTATAGAGACGTTGAGAACAGGAATATTCAACCTCCTTTATGGATGAAAGAGATTAAATCTTGTAATGTTGGAATAAGTTTTGCTATTAAGACAGAATTTATTCAGAAAAATAATATTATATTTCCTCCAGGTGGAGTAGAAGATTTTGCTTTTTTAGATTCTGCTGTTAAAGCTGGAGGTAAATATATTATTCCTGGAGATATTCAATACATGGTTGGTCATAGGAGTGCTTGGAATTGATTAAATTATTATTTTTAATTTTAAATATTATCATTATATTATTTATGAGGTATATATTTATTGCTGAAAGAAAAGATAACCGGAATTTATTGTATAAAAAATAATATAAATAATAATTTATATATTGGCAGTTCTAATAACATTGCTGTTAGATTCTATGACCATTTATATAAACTTCGTCATAATAAACATTATAACAAATATTTACAAAGAGCTTTTAATAAATATACTGAGAAAGCCTTTGAGTTTAAAATATTAATACTGTGTGATGACGAAATGCTTAATAAATATGAACAAGCATTAATAGACAAGTTAAAACCAGAATACAATATTTCTAAAAGTGCAATAGCACCAATGCGAGGTAGGAAACACTCTTTAGAAACTAAAAGGAAACTTTCAGATATTCATAAAGGCCATCCTAATTACTTAAAACAACACACTGAAGAGACTAAAGAGAAAATAAGACTATCATCATTAGGAAGAAAACCATCTTTAGAAACAAGAAAAAAATTAAGTATAAGTCTATTGGGAAATACAAATGGAAAGCATACTAAAGGAATTAAAAAATCTAAAGAACAAATAGAAAATATTAGAAATAAAAATTCAAAATTTTATACTGGATTTATATCACCAAAAGGAATAGAATATAAAAATATTTTCAATTTATCTAAGTTTTGTAGAGAACATAATTTACATATAGCATCTATGCATAAAGTTTCTACTGGAAAATATAATACATATAAGGGATGGATAGTATGTCATTAAAAGAGCGCACTACTCAAAATGATTTAATATTTTTTGAAATACTTCGTAATCCAGTTTTGTGTGGGGAATTTATAGAAAACTTAGATAAACTATCTTTTGAAGAAAAATTTGAATATACAGTTTATCAAAGAGATATGCTCTGTGATTTCAATAATTATGTTAGTTTATGTACTGGCCGGTCAGTTGGAAAAACCGTAAGTTTAGTAGAATTAATTAGATGGGCATTGATAAATAATATTTATCAGGGAGAATATATTAATTATCATATACCAGGAAAAGCTCATGCAGAACCAGTATTTACTGGATTAATAAGGACTTTTCGTACTAATAGTCTATTAAAACATTTTCTTCCTTCTGGAACTTCAGGAATTAATAGTTCAGATTTAATTATTAGACTAGTTAATGGAGCTAGTCTTTTGTGTAGAATTGCTGGACAAAGCGGAACTGGTATTTCTGTAGTTGGTTTGCATAGTCCATTTGTTATGGTGGATGAAAGCGGATACTATCCTTATGGAACATGGAAAGAACTTCTTCCTACCTTAAATAAATTTACCAATGGATATAGGATAATAGTATCAGGAGTTCCTACAGGATTAAGAGAAAATAATGTTTTATATTTTGCAGATAGAGAAAGCAGTTCTTATACTAAACATAGAGTTTCAGCCCTACAAAATCCTAGATTTACAGAAGAAGATCATAAGAAAGCATTGGAAGATTATGGTGGAGAAGAAAGTGATGATTATATTCATTTAGTTCTTGGACAACATGGAAAGCCAATTTTTGCTCTTTTTGATAGAAATCTAATGTCTATATCTAATTATCCTATTTATAAATTAGTATTGGATGGAACTAAATTATCTAATAATATTACAGGATATTATGATAAATTAGTGATGTTATATGGATTACCAGAAAAGGATTCTCCCTGTATTATAGGAATTGATCTTGGATATGTAGAACCTACGGCTATTTTTATTCTTTATATAGATAAATTAGGAAGAATAAAATTTCATGCTAAAATTCAATTAAATAAAGTAGACTATTTTATTCAGGAAAAAATAATAGATTGGTTAGATAGTAAATATAATCCAATCATTATTGGAATTGATGAAGGTTCTGCTGGTAAAGCTGTAGTACCAAGATTACGAGAAGGAGAAGAATTTGTACATAAAGATTTCAAAAAAATAATTGTTCCTATTAATTTTTCTTCCCAAATTATTTTAGGCACAGATTCAGCAGGAAACGAAATTAAAACCAAAACAAAACCATTTTCTGTAAGTCTGCTACAAGAATATGCTACTAATCATAAGTTAATTTTTACATCTACTGATTTAGAAACAGTAACAGAATTGGAGAGAATGACATATACTAAAACACCGGCTGGAGAAATAGTTTATAAAACTATTACAGAAAGAGGAGGCAAGAGAGGAGAAGATCATTTTACTCAAGCATTACTTTGTGGAATTTTAGCATATTATCTACAAATGGAAGATATGCAATTTAGACCAGCCAAAATAAAATTAGCTAGACCACATTGGTTTATAGGAAGTTAATATGACAGATGAAATTAAAACAGAACTTCTAGTGGATTTACCTCTAGAATACAAAACAACTAAATTAGCAAAATCAGCATTTATAGTTACAGATAACAAATTTTCTACAAATACTTGGAATCCAGCAGACATAGATAAACTTGAAATACGAGGTCTGAAAGAATTTAATAAGGTTATTGAAGATTGTAGATTCTTCTATAGACGTGATCCTATTGCTAGTACGGTTATTAATAAAACCGTAGAAATAGGAATACCAGGTTTATCTTTTGAAAATAGAGGATTATCTGAAAATGAATTCAGAATTTTTGAGGGAATAAGACCACAAATAGAAAGTTATATGGAAATCTGTGCGCTAGAATATTTAATTTCTGGTTTAGTAGTTCCAGAAATGACCTATAGCTCTGTTACTAAGGATACTTTAGTTGAGTTAGGAGTTAAAAAATATACTTCTCTAACTTTACCAACATCTCTATGGTTACGTGATCCTACTACTATTGAAATTAAAGATATAATGATAGCAGATAAACCAAGTTATTTTGTAGTTCTTCCAGAATCTTTTGTCTATTTTATTTTAAACAAAGGTAAATATCAAGATGGAAGTGAAGACTCGTCCTTATATAATTATATTCTTGTTCACTATCCTGAATTAGTATCTGCTGTACTTGCTGGTAATAAAAAGATTTTATTAGAAAATGATTTAATAACTAGAAGAAAAGTTATTACAGGATCAGAATATCCTACTCCTTATTTATATCCAGCATTAGAATCTTTAAAACATAAAAGAAATCTACGCAGAATGGATTATTCTATTGCATCTAGAGTTATTAGCGCTATTATGTTAATTCAAGAAGGCAGCGATGAATTTCCAGTTACAGAAGATGAGCCGGATGCTTTTAATCATTTAAAAAATCAAATGGCTTGGAGAAATTCAGGTGGTAGAGATGTAGAAAAGATATTCCAACTGTTTTCTAATCATACTACCAAAATAACCTGGATTATGCCAGATATTTCAGCATTGATTAATGACAAGAAATATGCAGAAATTAATGCTGATATTTTTTATTCATTAGGATTTCCAAAGATTTTAACTACTGGAGAAACTGAGAGAACTCAAACATCTAATCCAGAATTTGCTGTTATTTCTCCTCAAAGAACTATGGAGAATATGCAAAGCAATTTATTACCCATAGCTAGAAGAATAGTATATGATATTTACAAATTAAATGGATTAAAAACAACTCCATTAGTTAAATTTAAATCTATTAATTTACATGCTTTAGAGGAATTTTTCAAAGCTGCAACTGCTTTATATGATACTGGAAATCTATCTAGAGAATCTTATGATAAAATTCTTGGATATGATTTTGAGACTGAAATTAATAAGAAGAAAAATGAAAATGATCTTCTTGAAGATTTGGGTGTAGAGGAATTTGCACCTCAGGCTTTTTCTCCTCAACCAAAAAACAATCAGAAACCTGAAGAAGATACTCAAAAACCAGAAGAAGATACAAATAAGCCTGAAGATTAATAAATATTAAACGTTATTTTCAAAAATTCATCAAAATATGGTATAATATAATTGAGTGAACACAGTTGCAAAGGCTCTATATATTAGAGGTATTAATGGAAAATAAAATTCAATTAAATGCAGAGCTAATTTTATTAGAAGAAGATAAGGAAAATGCTTTTGCATCAGTCAGTCTAAATCCATTTTATCAATGGGCTAAGATTGTGGTAACTGATGACCAACCTAATGCAAATAAGCAGAGAATTCCTGAAGAGGAATTTGAAAATCTTATTAGGACAGGTATTTTCTCTCCTATTAAAATGTCTGAAGGTACAATTTCTCCAGGCCATGCTGATGCTGTAGGTAAACCTATAGGTATTCTCGCTCAACTTGTAAAGGAAGGAAATAAAATAATCTCTCTTGCTGCTCTTTGGAAAAAAGAACGTGAGAATGATATTGCAATGTTGAAAGATATGTATCTAAA